TTATGGGATAGATTGTGTTGGGCAAAAGAAAACTTAGAAGGCAAACAGTCAGACTATCGTATTGTGTGGGAAGATCCTGAAGAGCCTAATAAACCTGCTAAAATAACTGTGCCAGATCCCAACTGGCTTGCTTGTGCATTACAAGGCGGTATACTGCCACCAGTAGAAGTATACTGGCTGTTAGCAGAAGATGAAGCAAAGCCAGATTTTAAGAAGCACACAAGAGGATATTTACTCCATAACACAAAACCAGTAGATGCAATGACAGAAGAACAAGCAATAGAATATTTAATTATGAAAGACATACCACAAAGAGTGTGGAGAAATTATGACAAAGCTAATAAACCAAGATTAGTAATTTGTAAAAAGGATCAGCTACCAAGCACAAGAGAATGGCGTAATGCTTGGAAGATTGATGAAAATGTAGTAAATTTAGAAGAAGTAGCATGAGGAGTAAAAAATGCCGACAACAAATATAGTAGATAAAAATGGTGTTACTGTAGATGCTTCTACAGTTACTAAGCCATCTGATAGACACTTCAGAGGTGCTTGGGTCGTAGACTCAGACAAGAAGGTTATATCAGAAGACATGACTGAAGCTAAGAAAATCTTTCAAGATAAGATTAGAGAGGTCAGAAAGCCTTTGCTTGAAGCAGAAGATGTTGTGTATATGAAAGCATTAGAAGCAGATGACGCAAGTGCAAAGACTGCAAGTGTTAATAAAAAGAAAGCACTAAGAGACGCACCAGCAGCCAAAGCTATATCTGATGCAGACACAATCGCAAAGCTCAAAGCAGCATGGGATACATCTGTACTAGGCGATAGTCCATACGCATAAGGGGTAAATCATGGCTTTAACTAAAGTTGGTAAAGAAGGTGTTACTGGTTTATCTAATTCTAGCGATGCAACTGCTATTACGATTGATAGTTCAGAAAATGTATCTTTTAATGGTGGAGTTACTATTGGTGGCACAACTGGTAGCTCTCAGTTAAGTTTTCTTTCAGCAACAGACTCTACAAACACTATTAATTTTGGTGACAGTGGAGATGCAGATATTGGTAATATTCAATATAACCACTCTACTAACAACATGGACTTTCATGCAAACACAGATAAAGTTATGAGAGTACAAGGTTCAAGTGGTATAATTGTGCAAGGTGAAAATGAAGATTGGTGTGCTCAATTTAGAAGTTCAGATTCATCTGGAACTAGGTATTTTTTAGATTTTAGAATAGATGGAACTATAGATGGTAGTGCAGGCACTCAAGTTGGCTACGTTTTATATAATGGTTCTAGTACAGTTTATAATACTTCATCAGATTATCGTTTAAAACAAAATGTATCTTATACATGGGATGCAACAACAAGACTTAAACAATTAAAACCTTGTAGGTTTAATTTTATTTCAAATCCAAGCAATACTGTTGATGGATTTTTAGCACATGAAGTTTCGTCTATTGTGCCAGAATCTATACATGGAGAAAAAGATGCAGTGGATAGCGAGGGTAATATTATTCCACAAGGTATAGACCATTCAAAATTAGTGCCTTTACTTGTTAAAACTATTCAAGAACTAGAAGCTAGAATTACAGCATTGGAAAGTAAATAATGCCCTATATAGGAAGATCAGAAAATTTTGGAGTAAGAAGTAGGTTTCAATATCAAGCCACCGCCAGTCAAACGAGCTTCAGTGGTTCAGATGCCAACTCTCTATCTCTAAGTTATAATGATTCAAGGTATATGGATGTTTATCAGAATGGTGTATTGCTTGTACCTGGCACAGACTATACTGCAACTACTGGTACAACAGTTGTTTTAGTTCAAGCAGCAAGTTTAAACGATATAGTAGAAATGGTTGTCTATGATGTTTTTACAGTTGCTAACTCTTATACAAAAAATGAGTCAGATACGAGGTATCCTTTCAAAGGAAACAATAGTATAATCAGATTAAATGGTCAGACTATTAGTGCAGACATAACCATAGACTCAGATGAGAATGGCGTTAGTGCTGGACCCATAACACAATCAGCAACAGTTACTGTTAATGGTTATTGGAGTATCGTATGACAAGTCAACTCAATGTAGACACCATTGTAGATAAAGCAGGTTCAGGTGGCACGAATGTTAAGATAGGTAATACGTCTACTTATGTGTCTGAAAATAGCACTACCACACAAAATTTGGTACAAGCATTACCTAAAGTTTGGATTTGTTTTAATCAAGATACACCTGCAATAAGAGATAGTTTTAATGTTGGTAGTGTAACAGACTCAAGCACAGGTGATTATAATGTAAACTTTTCTAATAATATGAATAATACAGATTATTGTGGAGTTTGTACTGGACAATCAGAAAGCTCTAACAATGATAGTACGCATTATTTTACACATTCAACAAATTTGGCACGGAGATTAGACTTTGAATCAGGGTCTTTAAGAGATTTGGCTAATTCTAATGCACTATTCTCAGGAGATTTAGCATAATGGCTAGTGAACTTAAAGTAGATAAATTTACAGGTGTAACCACAGCAGGTTCTATTGATGTTACAGGTGAAGGCAATAGTACAACAACTAATCTGCAACAAGGTTTGGCTAAAGTATGGCAACAAGCTCAAGGTGACTCTACTATTACAGATAGCTTTAATGTTAGTAGTATGACAGATAATAATACAGGACAATTTATAACAGTCTTTACAAACAGCATGAACAATGCTTTTTATAGTGGTTTAAGCAATGGAATGTCTGGAGACCATTTAATATCAAATGTATCAGCTACACAAGCAGGTCAATGTAGATTTGACCATTATGCTCAAGATAATAGTGCGATTGATACAGGATTGCATTGTGTTGGAATATTTGGAGACTTAGCATAATGGCTAGTATATTAAGAGTAAACACATTAACAGATGCAAGTAGTAATAATAGTATTGCTACGAGTTTTATTTCAAGTGGTAGTGCTAAAGCATGGGTAGATTTAAATGGTGGAGTTGCAGACGATAGTTTTAATGTAGCATCAGATACTGATGATGGCACAGGTCAATATTCATTTACTTATACAAGTAATATGTCTAGTGCAAATTTTTCTGCTTCTGGTAGTGCAGGTTTTAATTCTAATGTAATGCACTGTACAACTTCCAAAGCTACTACAGGAATTAGTGTAACTCATAGAGATTATTCTAACACATTAACTGATTTAACAGATTCTATGTCCACAATTCACGGAGACTTAGCATGAGTAAAGCAGCAGAATTAGCAAAGATGGGTGAAGTCCTAACCAATTCACAGATTGGTGGGAGAAGAAATATTATCATCAATGGTGCAATGCAAGTGGCACAGAGAGGTACAAGTGCATCAGGTCTTGGGGGTACTAATAACGATTATCAAACTGTAGATAGATTTAAAATTATTGGGGGAACAGCGATATCAGGAAGAGTTACAATGTCTCAATCAGATAGTGGTCTAAGTGGATTTAAAAAATGTTTAAAACTAGACGTTACTACAGCAGATACATCTATAGGTGCAAGTGAACTATTTGGTCTTGTTACAGCTATTGAAGGGCAAGATTTACAACAATTAAAAAAAGGCACATCTGATGCTGAACAAATAACTGTATCTTACTATGTTAAAGGAAATGCAGCAGCTAACTACACGTTTGAAATATCTGATGCAGATAACACAAGACACAATACACAAAGTTTTAGTGTTACTAGCGACTGGACAAGAGTAGTTCACACTTTTGCAGCAGATACTACAGGAGCTTTAGACAACGATAATGCGACAAGTTTTTCACTAGCTTGGTGGCTTCATGCAGGTTCAAATTTTACCAGTGGAACATTTACAGAAAATACTTGGGCATCAAGAACAACTGCAAATAGAGTAGACAGTAATGATACATCTATCTTTGATAGCACAGACAGAACATTTGAAATTACTGGAGTACAATTAGAAGTAGGCTCTACTGCCACACCATTTGAGCATAGGTCATTTGGGGAAGAACTGGCTTTGTGCCAAAGGTATTTTTGTAAAACATTTCAATATGAACAAGCACCTGCACAAAATCCTACAAATAAATTAAATGCAATATCAGGTCCTGCTGCTTCAAATAGTGCTTATGATAACATTCTTCAATGGTGGATGACAGTAAAATTAAGAGCAGCTCCTACTGTTACTACTTTTAATCCATATGCTTCAAATGCTAATTTTGCACAATCTGGTAGTGATGGACCTACAGCAAATTTATACTCAAGTGGAGAGAACAGTGTGTCTATTAGAGATGATAGTGGTGGTTATCAAGGTACTAATTTACAAATTCATGCAACAGCAGATGCAGAGTTATAAAGGTTAAAATAATGAATATTACATCAGCACAATATAATAAACAAATAAATGGTTCAGATAAAATAATTATTGCAGAAATAGACGGACAAAAAATGTTTGTACCAATAAATCCCGACAACAGACACTACGCAGAAATACTAAAACAAGTTGCAGAAGGCACACTAACCATCAAGGATGCCGAGTAATGTTTGGTAACTCCTCTTTTGCTGAAGCCGCCTTTGCAAATGTAGGAGGTGTTGTACAAATAGCTACAGCAGAGATGAGTGCTCTTGGCACTAGCTCAAGTATAGGTTCTGGAACACTTGTTGGCGTTTCATCATTAAGTGGTAACTTCACCTCAACAATAGAAATAAGCACGATATCTAGTGGTAGCATAGACTTCAGTTCTCTGTTTACACAAACCACAGAAAACATAGCTATAGTTAACTTTACAGATGTTACTATGTCTAGCATCTTTACAAAAACAACTTCTGGCACAGCTATCCTCTCTGGTGTGTCTTCACAAGATTTAAATTTTACAAAAACAACTTCTG